TTAGATCCGGTTGTATTTTGAAGTGATCCTGCAGTCAGCATCTTAAAGACAGGCCCACGTGCGCGCGCAATAGCTGTCGCTAGTGGGGTCGTTGTCTCTTCTGCCTGGCGCATTGTCGGAGCAGTTACAATCTGCTGAGTTGTGGAAGTATCCACATTCTGGGTAAAGGACTGCACACAAGAGTCATATAAAGACTTTGCGGCACCACGACCCACAATGAGATATTGCTTGTGAATAAGACGGCGCTTAAGCTTTCTGGTGACGTATCGTCCCCCCTTACCTTGAGGATCCGGAATATACATACTCCGAGTCTCAAAGTAGAACCAGCCATAGAGTTGCTCACCCCATAGCTTGAACGAGTCCATCATCTTAAAGTCAGAACCATCAGTCAGGACAAGCTCACTTTCGCAATATGCTATCCAGCCCTCCACAGGAGCCGGATCGTAATATACGCCCGGGTTCCGAATGAGCTCGTCGATTCGGTTCATCTCCATCGAAATCTCTCGATTGACGGGGATCTCTCCTGCCAGCACCTTCTCTCGGAATTCGCCGTAGTAGTGTGGTACTGCAGTGTTAGATAGCCATTTGGACATAGTTAGTTGTTCCTTTTCTTAGCAGCTTCCATAAGTTTCATGATGGACTGGTAATTCGCATAGGCCTTCTGAGCTCCACCCATGATATTGCCAATGTTCTGGGAGAGATCGGCAACATCCTTGGAACTGGATTTCAGTTTCTCTATGAACTTTTTACCTTTCTTCACATTCTCCTGAATCTGCTGTTGAGATTGATTTTGCTGGCCAGACTGCTTCGGAGGATTAAGCATACTCATATATGTCTGTTCCAAGCGGAGTCGATTAATAGCTCGAATGAGCTCTTCATCAGTCATTTCTTTGGCTTTCTGGCTGGCCGGTTTAGCAGCTTCAGCCTTCTTGACAGCTTCTTCTTTGGCCTGGCGATCTTTTTCAGCCTGTTTCTCAGCTTGGGCCTTACGATGCTTGGACCAAATTGTCTCAGGTTTCTTTGCAAAGTTCTTCTGAGCAGAAGCTATTTTAGCCGCAGAACGCGCTTTCGGAGCAGAGTCATCCTTGTTCAGCCGTCGTTTCTTAGGGTCGTCCTGATATGGTTCTTTACCAGAACCATATGGATATCGACCCGATTTCCTGGGAATGCCGTAGTGATAAAGCTCTTCGGCACCCACAGGGCCATATACAGCCATATAAGCCCTCCTTTCCTAGGAGTAAATATGCCAAAAAATTAAGCATCATGTCGTTGTTGAGTTACTAAACTTAAAAAATCCGATTGTATAAAACGTATTGGCATCTCTAAGCATAGCTTTTGCATAATCTGGTTGTAATGCTGTGAATGCTGGATCATATGGAGTAAAACCTGCCGGAAGTTTTTCGAAATGGATTCGGCCAATTGGGGATCCATCACGAGACCCAACATAAAGCTCAACTCGCCGGATCATCGAGAATGTTAAAATATCAGCATTATAATCTTGATAAGCTGTAATCCCAACACCAGTATATCCGGTTCCACCCCAGATAATTCCGAAGCTGTCAACACCATTTTCATTCTTTGGAGTTCCTGAAATAATGGCTAAATCAACCCGTCCAGCATTTAAATCTGTGGATCGTTTTAGGTTCGGAATATATAAGTTATCAGTTGTGGCAGCACCATCCCCAGTATATTGCGCACAAGAATAGTCCATCATACCGGCGTTCAACTGCGAACCAAATTTTGCAGCAATTAATCCATAAAATATGTTCAGGCCATCAGCATCAAGGAAGGCAGCCATGTAGACTCACCTCCTCAATTAGGTCGTCTCGCCTGCAACGATAGAATCGATGGTCTCAGTAGAGATCGTGGGGATATCCACAGCACCACCCAGAGGATCCCAAGTGCCGTCGACAGTCCAAGCATAGTTCATCTCAGTGTCGAGAACGTTCCATACATCGCCAACCTGATTGCCTTCTGTGGGCAGGTTATCGTAAGACTGGACAGAGCCTTTTGGACGATAAATGCTAGAAATATCAGATTTCTTAGCATAGTTCGCTTCGGCATCATCCAGACTCAGGGCCCCAACCTCGGTCGCGGTATAAGTCGGCTTTGTAGCGGCTTTGGCCCAAGCAGGAACCGTGGGGTCGCTCTCGGTAAAGGACTGCAGAGCACTATCAGCTTTCTCAAGAGAAGTCTTGACTGAAGGTGCAAGATCGTCCTTCAGGATCATACTCTTAAACGCACAAGTCCCAAAGTCATTCATATACTTCAAGATCTTGCCGGCGATAGTCTCCATAGCCTCACCAGAGACGATGGCCGCACGCTGATTGGGAGCAGAAAACTCCACAACAGTCTTAGAGGCATCACCACCATCTTTGGCAAGACGGGAAGTGTCGGTTGGGTGAACATGGTCACCTCTTGCGAAGGCCAGCTCAGTGCCAGCTGCGCCAGAACCACTGTCAACCTTAGGAACAGTTGTGGATGCCGCAGCACCCTCCGGAATATCAGCAGTGGTGATAAACCCAGAGTCATTTGTCAGATCGGATGTCTTAGTAGGCATCTTAGCTTCAGTTGCCGATGCAGAATTTGCAATAGCGTCTGCAATTTTGGTCCATAAATATCCTAAACCTGTTTGGTCAAGGAAATTCTTATCAGCCATATTGTACCTCCTTCCTGGAAGTAGTATTAACTTTCAGTTGTCGGGGTATAACTACCATCGACAATAGACTGAATAGTTACTTCAGTAATTGCGGTTGGGAGCATCTTATAGACGTTGTTCAATGCCTTAGGTGTAACAGCCTTATCTGTATCGGTCCTCGTATAGGAGTCAACCAGGTAGGTAATACCTCTAGCACCCGTACTGGCGCTCGGGAGATCCATCAAGATCACAGCGCCATTCGCATCAGTCTTCAACCACTTGTTTGCGGTCATCGTGGCAGGAGCTGTCAAAGCGCCAATGTCAGATGGTTTGATATTCGCAATCTTGTCGGCGATCTTATTCCAGAAATAGGTTAGACCTGTGGTATCAAGAAAGTTCTTGTTCGCCATAGGATCACCTCGTCGACTTCTTCCACCGAGACTTGTTGATAATTGCATCGATCTGAGCCTCGGTCATAGCACTAGACTTGTTCAACTTCTCGCTCAGTGTCGTGTTAGTCTTCTGGATCGTCTCATCCAGATTCGTAATAGCCTTGATGGGATGCTGATCAGGAAGATCACGATTCTTAAGCAAGGAGTGATCGCCAGTTGTGCCAGGAGATACGGGATTCAGATCATCATAAGGCTTATCAACAGCAACCTCAATGCGGAACTCAGCCTCAGAAGCTGCATCTTTTAAAGCTTGCATCTGCGCGGTCGAAGTAGGCGGATCAAATATCATCTTCACCTTGGCATAAACGTAGGTCTTTACAAAGTGGAGACGAGAATCATCTGCAGGAATGAGATCTGTCCAAAGTTGATCGGGTCCATCGACCACGACACTTCGAGCAGCATTCAAGCCAAGCTGATAGAGATTCGCCAACTGGGTGTTTATATGCATGATGATGTCAACATCGAAAGGAGTATAATCGGGGGCCGCCCCAATAGCCTTCTTGATAGAAAGCAGAATACTCGACTCGATCTCAGCCTGGGTAAACACGCTCATTAGCGATCCCCTCCTTTTGGTTTCTTCCATGGGCAGGTATCATAGGGCGTGCGTTGGAGTGTTGAGAATATAGCAGTCTGAACTCCACCATAGTGGATAAAGCGATGCGTACGATCAGAGACACAAATGACGTTATCTCGAGAGAATATCATAGGATCTCGAGCTTGAACCTGCTCCGGACTTATCGGGTTGATGTGATGGATAACAATATCATTGTCAGCCAGCTCATAACCCGGTAGAGCAAGATCGCAGCCTTCATCCCGGATGATAATATCCCTACGGAACTTACGCCATTCATATGATCTGTAGAGAGCCTGATTCAAATATCGGGACCAGCCGAATGTCTCGTCACCAATATTGGAATGGGTTTCAAGGTATTCGACTCGACCAATATAGTCAAAGATCTCCATCAGCTCAGTATACGTCTTCATCGTACTCCTCTTCCTCCATGTCGCCGTTATACCGCTTCATAGCCTTGAGTGCTGCTTCGTACATTTCATCCTGGCGTGCCTGTGCACGAATATTGTCCTTCTTTGCAGATGCCAGTTCGACTTGCTCGGAAAGAAGTTTCTTTTCGAGACGTTCACGCGTAGATCCAAGCTTCAAATAATGTGTAATCAACTGAGAGGAAGCAGTTCCGTCTCTCAATTGCTGCTCTGCAAGATCTTCGGCCAGTGCAATCAGCTGGGATTCGCGGGCTTCGATCGAGAGGGCTGGGCGAGTCTTGGTCTTCGCCTTATTGTTAGCAGCCTTTGCCAACGGTTTCTACCTCCTCTCAGATAGATTTGAAGAGAACTTAAATGTTTCTGACCAGATATATGCCCCGGGTAGAGAGAGTAGAAGAAAGGAAAGGAGAATACTCAGGAGGCAAAACAGTCTGGAGAAAGATCACGGACAGAAAGACAGATTGAAATATACAGGAGGTGAATCTGTATAACCCGGGGCATGTATCCGGCCAGAAACATTCTGGGATTTTGACCCCCGGAGAAATTTCTAAGAGGGCCGCGATGCATAGGGGGGGTTATTTTGACCGACCCCCTCCCCCGTCAAAATAGACAGAGTCCGAGGCCAAATCAAAATAGATTTGCTCAAAATAATTTGTTTATTCATCATCTTTTCCTTCTTTGACCAGCTTTTTGTAGATACCAAACGGATCAACAGCAATGATGTTGTCAATTGCTCTTTCAATTTCAATGGCATTCTCTTTATCAGAGAACTGGTCGGTGGTACGGGCAAGGCGAGCTAAATAGCCACACGAGTTGTATCCATGATCCATATCGAAGCGCCACCAGTTAGCAAAGTCATCGAAAGGATCATAAGGATTATCAAATGTTGTCAAAGCAACAAGTCGACTCATTAGCTTTCACC